AAAAGACATAAACGAACAATATTGTTATTTTTTGTTATATTTTGTGTTCAAATAGCTGAGAAGTATTTGAATTACAGCGAATATGATATATTAATGTTAACAGTTTTGTTGATGGATAATATTGAACATTATTTATGTGTAGGAGGAGATATATATCAAGTTTTTTCTTCAATGCCATCCGGTTCATTAATAACAATTTTTATTAATTGTTTTTGTACTAGTATGTATTTTAGATTAGCATGGTATTCTATGTTTCCCGATTTAAATTTTCGTGATTTTAATCATTTGATTACTTTAGGTGATGATAATATAAATGCTACTACTAAAGTAGGTTTTAATTTTATTACTATGAGAAATGAATTATTGGAATACGATATAGTTTTTACCCCGTCAGATAAGAGGAAAGATAATTTCTTTGAATATAGTGACATTCGTAATGTACTATTTTTAAAGAGAGGATTTTTCTGGGAGGATAATTTATTATGTCCACTAGATATTAAGTCTATATGGAAAATGTTATCTTTCACTGATGTTGATAAAGAGAGAGAAATTGAGCAATTAATATTAAATATTACTGATGCTCAGAGACAATTTTATTTTCATGGTAAAGTTACATTTTTAAAACGAACAGGTTTTTTAATGGCTTTAGCAGGAAAGATAGAAGTCTATAAATTTATTGGAGGCACTGATAGTGATAGTGCAATAAAGTGGATGTCGTGGGAACAAGTAAATGAACAATTTCTTAATTCCACATTATCCATACAATTTATATGAAAGCTGAGGCTTTCAGAAACTCTATAGAATGAACACGGAGTACATAGGTACAAACGAAGCTATCTATAGTTTTAGCTAGTTCACAAGTGGAACTATTGGTCTGGCAAACCCTGGGTCTTATGTAAGATTGTAAACTAAGACCGTCAAATTCAATCGCACAAAATTCTAGTTTAATAAATGCTGTAGGATTACCTACAGACGGTGGCTCCGGTGCAGGAGCAAATAATTCTATAGTGTCTGGAGGGGCAGTAGAATCTACTACTATGGGTACTGTCAGTTTTGTTGACAATACCGAAGATATGCAAGTACATAATATAAAACCTTCTGATTATCCATTAGAAGGTGATAAATTAAGTATGGATATCTATGAATTCTTAGCAAGACCTTGTTTAATTAAACAAGTATCTTGGGATTCAGGAAATTCAATTGCGGCTTTTGATCCTTGGAACCTTTATCTTAATGATTTACCAGTACAAAGAAAAATTGCTAATGCATATCGAATATCAGGAACTTTACATTTACGATTTGTCACTAATGGAAGTGCTTACCAATGTGGGAAGCTTATCTTTAATTATTGGCCAATGGCTAGTATTGATCCTTATTATACTGCTGCTAGTATTGCTGATACTCGACGTATATACAACTTACCTTTGTTGGTTGAGATCAAC